TTGGCTGACCCCAGCAGGTCTGGCGGACACTCTCTGCGTAACTGGGGCAACATCTTAGGCTACGCTAAGGGCGACCACGAGGATTGGTCACAGCTAACACCTGAAATGATTGATTACTGCGTCCGTGACGTAGAGCTAACTGAGGCTGTGTACAACAGGCTACGAGTCGATCTAGACGGTTTTACACAGGAGAGCATTGATTTAGAGCATCAGGTGCAGTGGATCGTACAGGGTCAGGTGGACAACGGGTGGCTTCTGGATCAACGCCTATGCCACCTCCTGTGCGCTAAATTCAAGGAGCGCATGAATGAAATTGAATTTGATCTACAGGCGCTTTTCCCGCCGGTTGTTGAAGAACGCTATTCCGAAAAGACAGGTAAGAGACTCAAGGATAAAGTCACTGTATTCAACGTTGGGTCGAGACAGCAGGTTGCCGAAAGACTTACGGCTAAGGGCGCAGTTTGGAAGGAACTCACTGCGACAGGCAAGCCGGTTGTTGATGAAAAAACGCTCAAGGAGAATAATCATGTACCCGAATCGGCTCAAGTCTTGGAGTACCACTTGTTGCAAAAGCGATATGCGCAAGTAAACTCGTGGCTAGAGCACGTTCAAGATGACGGAAGGGTACACGGCAGGGTAATAACTAACGGTGCGATCACAGGACGAATGACACACCAGAGCCCTAACATGGCACAGGTTCCGTCAGTTAACTCTCAGTTTGGCAAAGAGTGCCGTGACTGTTGGATCGTACCAGAGGGACGTAGGTTGGTTGGTGTTGACGCCAGTGGACTAGAACTAAGGATGCTCGCTCACTACATGGGCGACGAGGAGTTTACAAATGTCTTGCTTAGAGACGATATTCACACCAGAAATCAAACTGCTGCAGGACTTGCAACAAGGCCTCAAGCAAAGACTTTCATTTATGCTTTCCTTTACGGAGCAGGAGACGCCAAACTTGGAAGCATCGTCGGAGGAACGGCAAAAGATGGCTATACGCTTAGGCAGCGATTTTTACGAAATACACCTGCTCTTGAAGCTCTACGAGAACGAGTTGGACAAGCGTCTAGGAAAGGACATCTTACAGGACTCGACGGACGAAAGCTCTGGGTCAGATCAGAACATAGTGCATTGAACACACTGTTACAGGCCGCTGGTGCTATCATTATGAAACGTGCGCTAGTCCTGCTAGATGACTACGCAACACAGCACGGGATTGATTACAGTTTTGTAGGGAACGTACACGATGAGATACAATCGGAGGTGGTTACAGAACAAGCAGAGAAGTATGGCTGGCTCGCAGTGGAGTGCATCAAGGCGGCTGGGATTTCTTTTGAACTCAGGTGTCCACTCGACGGAGAGTATCAAGTTGGATCAACGTGGGCAGACACACACTGATGGATCAGCTTTGCTTTTTCGAAAATGACGATCTAGGGGCAGGACACGGGAAGGTGTGTTCAAAGTGTGACCAGTACTTACCGCTGGATTCTTTCAACATGGCCTCTGGAGGCAACTATCTAAGGGCTGAGTGCCGCAAGTGTAACAACGAGATGCAGAAGGTGCGCAAACAGCTAAGAGAGAAACACGGGATGCCGCAGCAGGGCTATCACTGTCCTATCTGCAAAGGCTCTGAGGAGGACGTAAAGGGAAGAGGAAACACAAAGAACGGATCGTGGGTGCTAGACCATGACCACGAGAAAGAGACGTTTAGAGGCTGGTTGTGTCACAAGTGTAACAGGGCGCTAGGCGGCTTTGACGATGATCCTGATAAGCTGAAATCGGCTATCAATTACTTAATTGGACAAAACGATGAATAAACTTTACTCACTGGTGGATGACATATACAAGGTGGTGTCTACCAAAGAAGTACCTGATGACGTTGATCTGTACGAAGAGATTGATCGCTTTGGCGAGAATTGCAAGCGGCTCATGTCAAACCTGTTTACAGAGAAACGTGATGGGCGCAAGCTGCGAATGTCAAACATAGGACGTGATGATCGCTACCTGTGGAACGTAGTGAACAACTCAGACGTACAGGAGGAAATGACTCCTAACACCTACGTCAAGTTTATGTACGGGCATCTGATCGAAGAGATGCTATTGTTTCTAACCAGACTCTCAGGACACGAGGTGACAGATGAGCAGAAGCAGTGTGAAGTTGCGGGTATCACAGGCTCTATGGATTGTAAAATTGACGGTGTTGTCACTGATATTAAAAGCACTTCCTCTTTTGGGTTTAAGAAATTCAAGGACGGAAGTTTGGCTTATGATGATCCGTTTGGATACGTTGCTCAAATTAAAGGGTATGCGCACTCAGAGGGTGAAAGTAAGTTTGGCTGGCTAGCTATGGACAAACAGAACGGGCATCTAACGTACCTGATGTACGATTCTGAGGACACGCAGGCTCCTGTGTACAACAAGATTTCATACGACATAGAGGAGCACATCAATCGCGTAAAAAAGTTAGTAGAGCAACCGGAGCCGCCGGAGGTGTGCCACGAGCCCGTACCAGATGGCAAAAGTGGAAATCAAAAGCTCGCAGTCGGTTGTTCGTACTGTCCCTACAAGTTTACCTGTTGGCCCGGAGTAAGAACATTCCTGTACTCAAGTGGACCCAGATATTTAACAGAGGTGGTCAATGAGCCGAAGGTCACGGAAGTCTAAACTAGGAAACTTTAGATCGGAGTTTGAGAGAGATGTCGCAACGCAGTTACAACCATTTGGCTTTAGCTACGAGCCGTTCCAAGTCCCGTACAGGATCGAACGGAAGTACACCCCAGACTTTGTGTACCAACAAAGCGGACGAACGTATCTCATTGAGTGCAAAGGATATTTTCGCGCAGGAGATACGCAGAAGTATCGTTCGGTCAAGAACTGCCTCGCGGAGAATGAGGAACTCATATTTGTACTGATGAAACCTAATCAAAAAGTGAGCAAAAGTACCAAAAATACTATGGCTCAATGGTGTGACAAACACGAAATTTTATGGTATAATATAGATACACTAAAGGAGTTGGTTGATTATGTCTCTGACACTAGAAGAAATTAAGGAGCGTCTACTAAGGTTCTACGACCCTGACGATCTTCTGGAGTCCCTGCAAATATCGTCTGAAGATATATTGGACAGGTTTGAAGATAGACTACTCAAAAGATTAGAGTGTTTTCAGGAAGAGCTGGAGGAAGAACTTGAAAATGAGCATAAATGACGCAACTCCTAAAGAGTGGGACACGGTAACAGGTAAACTGTTTCACCCTCAAGATCAGCACAACCCTGTGACACAGCCGGATCACTACAACAAGGGAGCAATAGAGGCCATTGAAGCAATCAAGGCGTCCATGCACCCACAAGAGTACAAGGGGTATCTCAAGGGAAACTGTCTGAAGTACCTCTGGAGGTACGAGTACAAGAACGGTGTAGAGGACTTACGTAAGGCCCGTGTCTATTTGGATTGGCTCATCAAGGAGGTTGCATTATGAAAGTTATAGATGGCGGCTTTGGTAAAAACAAAGAACGCAAAGACAACATACCCACCAAAGAGTTTTTAGCTACGTTTGCTCTTAAGGCCAAAGACTACGAAGAATCGGGTAGAGACGTAAAAGCGATTGTCTTGATGTACGAGGACGGCGGAGTGTTTGAAGTAGCGTCTAACGAACAATACCCTGACGGTGTGTTTATGCTGCTACATATGTCGGCACACGCGATACTTAATGAGACTTTAGGCGTGTCTGATGTTTAACAAACTATCTATAGACTACATAGTGATTATTCTAGTCATCCTGTATCTCTTGTTTTTTCTGAACAGTTGCTCTACTACCCCCGAAACAGGACAGTGTATTCTGTGGAGCACCAAAGAAGTCAAAGAAACGCACTGTACACGGATGCCTAACAGAATATGTGTAGACGAAATTTATGAGAAGCCGTTTTGTTTAGTAAGAGAAAAGGACGAGTAATGGACGCATACCAACAATACATACACAAGTCTAGGTACGCACGGTATCTACCAGAAGAGAAGCGCAGAGAAACTTGGGAGGAGACAGTCAGCCGGTACGTAAACTTCTGGGGAGACGATCTGCCAGAGCCCACACGTAAAGAGGTTTACGATGCTGTACACAATCTAGACGTAATGCCATCCATGCGAGCACTGATGACCGCAGGAGAGGCTCTGGACCGTGACAACGTAGCAGGATTTAACTGTAGCTACCTTCCTATTGACCACCCCAAGGCATTTGACGAACTGATGTATGTCTTGCTGTGTGGCACGGGAGTAGGCTTTAGCGTCGAGCGTCAATACATCACCAAACTGCCAGAAGTAGCGGAGACATTCCATGCAACCGACACAGTTATTAATGTTGCAGATTCGAAGATCGGATGGGCGAAATCGTTTAGGGAGTTGGTATCACTGCTGTACTCAGGTCAAGTTCCCGAATGGGACGTTAGCAGAGTTAGACCTGCAGGTGCCCCGCTCAAGACTTTCGGAGGCCGTGCAAGTGGTCCTGAACCTCTCGTCGATCTTTTCAAGTTCACAATTGAACTCTTTCGAGGAGCGGCTGGACGAAAACTTACGTCCATTGAATGCCACGATCTTTGCTGCAAGATTGCTCAAATCGTCGTTGTCGGAGGAGTCAGACGAAGCGCCCTCATCAGCCTCAGTAACCTCACAGATGACCGCATCCGACGATGCAAGCACGGACAGTGGTGGGACGAAAACCCACAACGAGGTCTAGCCAATAACTCTGCGTGTTACACAGAGAAGCCTGACTTTGAAGCGTTCCTTAACGAATGGACTAGTTTGTATGAATCACGATCTGGTGAGCGAGGTGTCTTTAGCAGGGTTGCATCTCAGAGACAGGCGGCTAAGAACGGCAGAAGGGATAGTGAGTTCCAGTTCGGTACGAATCCCTGTTCGGAGATAATATTACGTCCGTACCAGTTTTGCAATCTATCAGAAGTTGTTATCAGGTCGGACGATACACTTGCAAGCCTAAAGCGCAAGGCCAGAGTTGCGGCCATCCTTGGCACTCTACAGGCTACTCTGACTGACTTCCGTTACCTACGTAACGTGTGGAAGACCAACACAGAGGAAGAGGCACTGTTAGGCGTATCGCTTACGGGCATCATGGATCACCCTGTGCTATCCGGACGGGAAGACAAGGGTAAACTTAAGAAGTGGCTAACGGAGATGCGTAATGAGGCTATTGTCACTAACGAGCAGTGGGCTAAGAAACTGGGGATTAATCCTTCTGTCGCTATTACTGCGGTCAAGCCTAGTGGTACTGTTAGTCAGTTGGTCGACTCTGCTAGTGGCATTCACCCTCGCTACAGCAGTCAATATATTCGCAGAGTCCGTGCAGACTCTCGTGACCCACTTTGTTCCGTCCTAGAGGCCGCTGGTGTGCCTGTGGAGGACGATCTAATGTCCCCTAGTACACGGGTATTCTCCTTTCCTATTGCGTCTCCTGAGGGCGCTGTGACAGCCTCAGACATGGGTGCTATGGAGCAGTTGGATCTGTGGGAGATATATCAGGACTACTGGTGTGAGCACAAGCCGTCTATGACCTGCTACTACAGGGATGAGGAGTTTCTAGAGGTGGGACAGTGGTTGTACAACAAGTTTGACAAGGTAAGTGGTATATCTTTCTTGCCCTACTCAGACCACACGTACCAACAAGCACCGTACGAGCCTGTGGACAAAAAGACGTACAACCAGATGGTTAAGGACTTTCCAAAGGAAATATCGTGGGATATAGAAGAAGCCAGCGATATGACTGAGGGGTCACAACAACTGGCCTGCACAGGTAACAACTGTGAGTTATGACATGAAGAATATGGAGTAACCACCATCCTTCTTGGCTACGTCCTCTGGCTTGTCTTTCGGGTCATGGGGCGTAGTCATTCCCATTTCTTTCATGCGTCTAATCTTGTCCTTTGACTTCTCACACATAGAGTGGTAATCAATCGACGTATACGACACGCTGTGGTTATCGTTGTTGTTCTTGGTCTTCACGTAAAGCTCCTCCTGTTAGCATACCAACCGTGGCTACGTTTTTGCCTACGTTGATATAGTCTTGTAATTGCACTGGTCCACTGTAGTCACGCATGACTCTTGCTTGGTACTGTACGTTGCTTTCGCCTTTTTGCTTGGGCATACCTGTTATTTCTTCTATACGAGCAACGCTTTCTTCAGGCCTTGCAACTCCCCTTTTCTCTGGTGATTTAGTTCCAGCCTTAAACGAGTAAATAGGAGTAGCGTTCAACAGGGCGTTTCCTCCGGGTGGTTTCATCCCCATCAAATCGTGACCGTCAGAGATCATTGTGTATATCGTATCGTTTTTAGTATCAATTGCGCCTACAATGTTGACCCCACCTAAGTCTTGCGCTGAAGATGCGTAAGATTCTTGGAAGGCGTAAATTCCGTCTCCTTTGTCGTTTAAGGTTGCTTTCGGTGCAGCATCAAAGTAGTCCAACACCTGTTGTTGTTTTTCGTTTATCTTTTGGCCTTTTTGCTCACGTATCTTTAGACGCCAGTACCTGTTAAGTAAGACTGCCCTAGGTTCATCAGGCAGTTCCCCGTTTCTAATCGCGAGACGTAGTTTGTCTAACTGGGCGTATTTAGCCACTGAAAGAAACTGCGTGTAAAACTCAAGCGGATCAGCGTTAGATAAAGCCTCTCTTGCAGATCCCATTATTCGGGAACTAGCTAGAGCAGAAATACCTGCTGGTGACGTTGCCTTTGCTACTCCTGTTGCTTCTCCTTGTAGCGCCTCTCCTGTTTCTGGCCTACGTATAACCAATGATGTTTGTCCCGGATCACTAGATACGCCGTGGGCCCTTACAAGGTGGTTGGTAAACGTATCGACAACAATATCTGGTGTATCGGGCGTGTAAGACGTTAGCCCTTCTTTTACACGGTCTATATTGCTTACGTCTGTCCAATCTTGCGCGTACCGCTGTACTTCTACCGTATTACCCACAACAGTATCAAGAGGAGGAGAAGTTTCTCCACGGCGTTGCGCTTCCATAAAGGAGCTTGCCATTGCGTTGCCCCTTTGAATGTTCATCGTGTCTCGTGAACCGCCAGTTTCTCCGTATTCTCGTACTCTGGCGTCTCCTGTTCCAATAACTCTACGTCTTTCCTGCCCTGCTGGGGTAAAGCCTTGTTTTATAGCCGTGGGTACGTTAGGGCCAGCTACTCTAGCTGTTGCCATTACTTTATTTAGCGGGTTTGGTGAATCGTAAAACCCCGGTTGACTTGTGGGGGTGTTGTCAGCCACGGCTTTTAGAGATTCCCTAAGTGCGCGAGGAGCCGCCTGCATTAAACCTATGTCCATCACAGCGCCACTAGCAGCAGCAGCCCGTGGGTTCTGTTGTGCAAGCTGTAGGGCTTGTTGTCCAACCCCAGTGTCCATAAGACGCTCTGTTACGCCAAAATTAGGCATAAGGGTAGTGAACAGTCCTGTCACCGGAGACATGAGTTTGTTAAAACCACCGGCAGTGCTGAGAGCAGTGCTCGTTAAAAAGTTCTTAGCGGCTTCTGCGTACTGCCCCTGTTGCAAGTTAGGAATTACTTGATCTCCGTAATCCCTGCCCTGTTGTGTTTGTGCAGCGGCGTCTGCAAACGCTTCAGCTATGTTTCGGCCCAGAGGAACAGTGAAGTCTCCGCTTGCCTCTGCCACAGCAGTAGCAAAGTCTTCTGTCCTTGCTGTTTCTCTAGCAATAGCATCTGTTACCCAACTCATGTTATGGTCCTGAATTGGCCGCTGATTTTAACGGGGGCCGTCTTTCTTTGCTCTCTTGTTCAGCATCTTCCATGTAGCCCTTATAAATGTTTATAATTGCTGCTCTATCTAAACGCAACTGTTTTATCATCTCTGGGTCTTTGGCTACTTTTAGCGCCTTATCGATACCCTCTACGGTAAGCCGCAGTTCTTTCTGGTAATAGCCTTTTGACAACACTGCTTTGCCTGCTTTATAGGCCCAGATAGGGGTGTACAGGCCAGCCATCATAGCCATCATTTTCGGAGCACCTATTGCATTTATAGTAGCTGCCTGCGCTAACGGCGTTGACGGAAGAGTCATGTTTAGAGCCGCCATGTTTTGACGAACCCTAGCCATAACTGTGCTGCCCTCAGGGTACTTAGCGTTAATAGTTTCCAGAGCTTGAATCAGATGAGACTGTTCTCGCAACAACTGCCTCGTGTTGGACTTAGTTGCTTTTCGGCTCAGGGGTGACGTAGGCACTGCTTCAAACGCATCAAAGTCTATAGAGTCGTTTAGTACGTTACGTATTATGTCGTAAATCTCAACCCTAGCAGTGGCTTTTCTTTTGCCGTCGGCTTTTTTAAAGCTATCTTGACCAAACTTTGTTCTTCTAAAGTCATCAATAGCTCGTCTAGCCTTTAGTATTTCAGCAGGAGTATTACCAAACTGAGACAAAGTTACTTGGAGTTGACTCATAGCTTCTCGTAGTTGTTTATTGGTAATCCCAAGTCCCGGAAATTTATTCCGGTACGCTATAAGCCTAGCTCTAGCTGACTCTAAAATCCTTTCTTTTGGTATTTCAACCTGTACGTTTGCTAGTGCTCTTTGTAGCCTTTCTTCTAACGTATCAATAGCAGTCTGTAAATCTTCTGCGTTTGTTCTATCTGTGCGTGTTGGATCAACCCGTGTATATTTAGCTACCGTTTCAATTTGATCTGTTTCAGCCTGAGTTAGCACAGTTTGTTGGGTACGCAGCGGTCCTTGAGGTGCTGTTGTTTGTTGGTTTGCTTGAGACGGTGTTTTGCTAGGCGCTATAACCCTCCAAATACCTCTCTGGCGTCCTGACAGACGGTTTACCTGTCGTGTTCTAGGATCAACAAAAGCAGGGTCAGGAGTGCCTTCTGGTGTTTTAGCTATGGGTTTAGCGTTTGGTCCTCTCCTGAACCAAGGTGCAATGTTAAAAACACTTTCGACAACCAAAGCAAAATCAGGGTGATTGTCTTTAAACTCAAACCAACTGTCTTCTCCCATTATTAAAGCCTGTTGTGCTTGTTTTCCAAGCGGGTGCTCATAAAACGCCTGCATACCGTCACGCATAGCTTGTGCTGTTGACTCTTCTATTGAGTCAGGTATGGCGTAACTCCAGCCGTCGAGAGACATATTAAAAATCTCGCCTAAAGCGTCCCAACCAAAGCCCGCAGCCTGACCTGCAACGCCCAGTGCTTGTACTGTAGTAGGTAAACCTTCTGCAAACTCTCCCCTTTCCATTACTATGTCAGACGCTTTTTGAAACCTCTGTGTTGCCGCTTCCGATAACCGTTGTCCCGCCCTTTCAACAGGCGTACTTGTATCGGGCATAATTGGCCTTGGTGGGGTAGGCTTAGGCATCTGCTCGTAAATTTTATTCAGGTTTTCAAACTCCTCTTGAGTAAGTTCTATCGCAGTAAAAGGCGCACCCATGCTTCCTGTTCCCAAAACAGGAGTTGCTAACGCCTCCATTTCTTCTGCTTCTTCTTTTGTTAGTTCCCTTGATTCCATTTTAGTTTAACCTTATTTTGGCACAACACGATAGAATTTTTTATTTCCGTCTGCATCGGCTGGCATAGTAACCATGTAACTTTGGTCTGGGTTTAGTTTGACTTCTCCACCAAAGTCTTCTCGCCAAGCATCAACAAAGTTTTGATCCGTCCAGTTCGTGTTTTCTAACCACGTAAGCGTTGGAACGTTACCTTTTCCGTGTTCCTTTAGTAGCCTGCCTTTAATAATCAGTGAGTTATAGTAACCACGAACTTTTTTCAGAGCATTAAGTAGGTCTTCTGGCTTTTTAAGTGTATTTAAACTAGCTATTGTAGACTGAAGAAGCGCGTTTTCAATGTTAGAAACCTGACCTAAAGTAGACCCTGCAGCTTTAATTGACAGCAGTTGATCAAAACCTACGTTTGCTTTTATTGTAGCAACTAGGTCTTCTAAATTCATTTGTTCAGTTCCGGGGAGAAAACGCAGCAACTGAGAAAGACCGCCTACAGAATCAAAAAAACCTCTGTCTAAGTTAGTTAAGTTATTTTCTATTAGGGCAATAGTTTCATTAACAGTGTTTCTAGTAGCTCGTGCTTTAGCAAGTTTGTTTCCTTCTCCTTCTAGTCTTGCTTGTTCTTTTAAAGCAGACTCCCGTGTTTCATACGTATCTACTATCCTTGATGTTGGTGGCTTGTTGTTAGGATTAATTTCATACAGAGTTACTACGCCCTCAGCATCTTCTCTTGTTTCGTAGATAAAATCTTTAGGGGTTGTAAAGGCTGATTCAAGCTCATCAGTGGTAATATTACCGTCTGGTCCCGTAGTAGCTTGTAGTAGTCGCTCGTCTGGACCCTGCGTTACTAGTTCAGTTTTTGGAGATCCTCTGAGATAAGCGTCTTCAAATGCTTCTCCTGTTGGGTCTAGCTGCTGTATTTGCCTACGCAGAGCCACTACTCTAGGATCGTTACGGGGTGTTCCTGCTCGTGCAGCAGCAGTAACCTGTGTTTTAAAAACACCCAACCTACGTTGCTGTTCTGTTTTACCCTGTTCAATACGGCTGTTAGCGATGGTTATGAACCGCTCGCCCATTTTTTGTTGATTAGCGTCATCACTTAACAACATATTTTGACCTTGAGCAAGAAGACCTGCTGGGTTATTTTCGTATTGAGCTAGCGTTTCTCTAGCTTGTTGTGACACAAGTTCCGCTTCTCGTTCATCGGCTCGCCTTTGAAGTCTACTGGCTGCATCAAGTGCTGTAGCACCTATAGTCCTACCAAAGTCTGCGTAAGCTCTACCGATTGTTTGTCCCGGGGACAGACCGCCCCCAGTAAACAAAGACCCAATAGGATTGTTTCTTCTACCAAATAGTGACATTTTTGTGCTCCCTAAAGTATCTTTGAGTAATCAACAGCCAAGTAGCCGTTACTTTGTCTAATTACAGCCTCTGGTAGAACCTGCTGAACTTCTTGAGCGATTACCCCGTAAGAAGGCTGGTTGCCTACGATTTCTTTGGCTTCTTCGGTCCAATCCCAAGTGTACGTAGATAAACCGTTAGGCAGCTTGCCTACGCGTTTGATGTTGTCTTTTAAGTTTATGTCGCTGCTGCTAGGGAAAAAAGCGTTTTTAAGGCTTGCAATAGCATCTAACGTACCCGGAACTGCGGAAGTAAGACCACCAAGCAGACCACCAGCACCAGTAAACATACCAGCGTACAGATCAGCAAGTCCTTGAGACTGTCCAACCGCACCCTGTAGATTTGCAAGCTGGGTCTGATAATCAAACTCACCCTGTTGTCGTCTAGCTACGTCTTCAAGACTAGCAATGTTTATGGCAGGTGAAAACGCTGACAACATT